AAACTTTTATCAGAATCATTTGGATTATATGAAGGTACTGTTGTACCGCTTGAAACCCCTATGGTAGAATTTGATAATTCTATGGGTTTATTGGCAGCAGAAAAAGAACCAGAATTAAATAGTCCAAAAAGATCTAGTGGTGATAAAAAGTATGTTGTATATGTACGAAACCCAAAAACTGGGAACACTAAGAAAATAGAATTTGGTGACGAAAAAGGTGGCTTGACTTCAAAGATTAATGATAAAGGGGCAGCTGCTTCCTTTGCAGCAAGACACAACTGTGATACTAAAACAGATAAATTAACACCCGGTTATTGGGCATGTAGATTACCAAAATATGCAAAAGAACTTGGACTCACCGGAGGCGGTTCCTATTTCTGGTAAGCCATATATTGATTCAGGTGATATTAGACTTTTTAATGTCGCAGACGATTCAAAGGAATATGTTTGGCATAGAGATAAGGAAGATAGATTAATAGAGGTATTGGAAGGTGATGGTTGGCAATTCCAACCACAAAATTCACTACCTTACTTGTTAAAACCTGGTACAAGGTTAAAGATACTTAAAAACGAGTATCATCGCTTGATTAAAGGTATTAACAATTTAAAAATAAAAATAACTAAAGTTTTATAAATATATAAAACATGAACATAGAGGAGACAATTATGTCAGAATTACAAAACGAGGCAACACTAACAGTACATAGCTTTACTGGTAGGACTGATGATGGTAGTAACCAGGATTCTGTAAACGAGCCTAGCGCGAAAAAGGGAAGCCTTAGAAGCAGAATTAAAATCAAAGTTATCGGTAGTGGTAAATACGCTGGTGATAAGGTTCAAATGACAGGTTCAGAAGAAGATCTTATAGCATACGCAAAAAATCATCTTGGTGGTGAGGGTGATACCTTGGCTCAAGTTGCTTCAAGCATTAGTGAAACATTTGATATGGCCAAATTATTGGAACGCAACATTGAAACCTATCTAGAAGAAGGTTCATGTGGTTCAGTCCATGCTTCTTATAAAAAGGGCAAAAAACTTCACGCGACTTATAACGAAGATAGTGATTACCAAGAATTCTTTAAAGGTGTACTTGCTAAATTTAATGTTGAGTCCCCTGATGAATTGTCTGATGAGAAGAAAAAAGAATTTTTTGAATACATTGACGCCAATTGGGAAGGTGATAATGAAAAGGCCGAAGATACTGCAGCTGCAGATACACTCGTGCCAAATGGTGAGAAAAAGAAAAAAGACCTAGCAGCTTCAAATTGCAGCTAGACTGAAATCTTTTTCTTGAATTTTATATAATTAATATATTATAGGAGAATATTATGAAAGTATTAATTGAATGGCTAAAAGAGTTTTTTGGTATTGTGGAAGCAAAACCAGCTAAAAAGGAAACTGTTCGCAAAGAGCCTGTGACAAAGAAAGTTGTTGCAAAAGGACCAAAGAAAGCTACTAAAGCTTCTTTAAACAAATTGACTAAAGCACAGCTTGAAGTTAGAGGTCGCGAACTAGGCATTGAACTAGACAAGAGACAGAAAAAATCTGCCCTTGTTGATGAAGTGTTCAAAGCTGAATTAAAATAATTTTTGTTATATAATTTAACATAAACAAGGAGATAACAATGGCACTATGGGGAAAAACTGACGTCGCAGGTGACGTACCTAAGTGGCTCGAGGACGACGCAAATAACACTAATAAGTCCAATGACAAAGACAACGCAGTATTCGTTGACTTGACTGAGGCAGGTGTTGCATCTAACAGAGCAAAAGGTCTTACAGGACCAGGATGGTGGTTGTATCATACTTCAAACGGAAGACACTTCGCAGAATGCTTGGTACCTATGAAGGTAACTGCAGTTGCTGCTGGTGACGACGGTGTGACAGGTGATACAGTTGATGAAGATGCAATCGTAGCCGACAGCTAATTCTAAATAGTTAGCCTTTTATTGTTATGAATTTGACAGAATCAACCTTTCTGCTATACGCGATGAAAAACTATGATAACCCTCAGTGTACTGAGATGTCAGAGTTTGAAGAAGACATTAAACGTTTTCAGTACCTGCGTAAGCTATTCAGTCGTTATCGTCAAGATGATGAATTGAAGGAAAGGTTAATTCTGAACCATCTCATTGTAATATTCAATGTGTTTGGTCCTGAGGCAACAAATATGTTATTCATGCGGTTGCATGAGTATCACGAATTTTTAAAACCATTCGTAGAGTATTTGAATTTTATGCCTGAGGTATTAATATACGATGGAGTGATGATAAATTCTAATTCTATTACAGGTGACGAATTTATTAAAAATAGGTTAAAGGAAATATAAATGGTAGATTTGTTCTTAGCATATTCTTTTATTAAGAGGTTAGTTAAACCTTTTGATAAGTGGCCTGCGTATAAGTTAGGTATTATCGACGAAAAAGGTAATGTCTTAATTAAACGAAAGGACTTTGGAAAGAATGAACAGAAGAAAGCGTTTGGTGTATTTGACCAAATGATTTTGAATATTAAAAAGTTATTAGGAAAACTACCAGGCGGACAAACAAAACTTGCATCGTATGCAACAGCTCTTTGGTTAATTAAAGAGCAACAAAGAATAGAAGCAACCAATTATTTAACGGAAGAATCTATTCAAGAAGATTTAGATTTGGCTTTAGACAGGTTCATAAAAGAATGGGGACCTGTTATTGCTGAAGCAGCAAAACGCGAAATGGAAGAAGAACCGACTAACTCTGTCGGTGGTGGAGCAATTGCTGGTTTAGGAGTAGGACCTGACGGAGAACCCGGGGTATCTAAAAAGAATCAAAAGAAACACAAGAAACGTATTCGAGATATTATGGGTACGGTGAATGTTAAAGAAGATGCAGTTGCTCAGGCTCAATTAAAAGCAAGGCAAGCATCTGAACTTGAGATTATGAAAGATCGTCAAGATAAAGAAAAGGAAAGAATTAAACTAAAACACGCTGCTGAGGCTGAACGTCAAAAGGTTCAAGACGAAGTCGAAAAAGAGCGTGAGAAACGCAGACAAGAACGCGATAAAGAGCGTGCTGCAGCAAAACAAGCATTAGGTTCTGCGGCAGGTTAATTTAAAAAGGAATAGATATGAAATCATTTAATAAATGGGAACAGGAACAATTAGACGAAGGTAAAGTTACCGTTGCCAAACTAAGAGTCGGAACAACTGTTACTCCTATGTGGAAAGGCCGTAGTGCAAAGAACTATGGTATTTCAGGAATGCCCGTTTATGATGGGAAAGTAAAGGTTCTCGGTATGGGAATTGTTCCTTTCGGTAAACCGGCAAATAAGAGACATATAATCGGAAAGGATTATAAAGACGTTCAATCCAAGTACAAAGAAATTTGGAATACGGAAGAAATTCGTTATGGTCGTTTTTGGAATGCTCAACACCGTATGAAAACTTTTTTCAATACAATCGCAGCGGAAGACAAGAAACTCAAACCAGGATTCGTATGTTGGATTTGGGAAGTAGTAGATGGACCTGATAAAGGTAAAATCCATTATTGCTTTATTGATTCTGATGATAAGTGGGCAATTGCATTTATGAACAAGTCTGCTGAATTTGAAATGATTAGTTAATAACTATGCCTGATTATGATAAAGTTTTAGAGTTAGCTGAAGTACTCAAATTTGATACTGATAATGTCGTTAAGAAAGTAACACTTAATGTTAAAACTTATGATGTATCAGTAGGAAGTGGAATATATTCAATACAACCTATGGTTGCTAATTTATCAGCCGAAGATCGTGCGAATACAGAAGTAACAAAAGTAACCACAGCAAACACTGCAGTTGACATCGCGTTGTGGGGATATGAATATGCAGGCGGCGATGATTATTATAATAACGTTATTAATGCTGCCAATAGTGCGATAAACCAAGTAGCGAGCCTTTTAGAATTTCAAGGTACATCCACTGTTGACATAACGACGTTAACATAGAGAGGAACAAAATGTTTTTTAGAGATACAAAATTAGACAGAGAAGCTGTCTTTGAACAATTAAAAATCGACGAAGGTGTGGTGTATGAAATCTATCATGATCACCTGGGATACCCTACTTTCGGAGTTGGCCACTTGGTACTCGAATCCGATGCTGAATTCGGATCTCCTGTCGGAACTCCAGTTGATGAAGAAAGAGTTAAGGACTGCTTCGAGCGTGACCTTGACCTCGCCATCTCAGAATGTAATGCTTTATACGAAGATGGGATATTTGAAGATTTACCAGACGAAGTGCAACAAATCCTGGTTAATATGATGTTTAATATGGGTAGAACCAGACTAAGCAAGTTTAAGAAAATGCACGAAGCCATTCTCAAAGGAGATTGGAAAGAAGCCGCTGTTGAGGGTAGAGATTCTCGATGGCACAAACAAGTCACTAACCGAGCCGAGAGATTAATGGTTCGTTTAGAGAATGTATAAATAATTTTACTATAATATAATATGGAGAATAGAAATGCCAGTAAATGATATAATCGCAAACGCGTTGGATAACAATCCTCTTAACCTTAAGAAAGCTTTT